AAACATGCTGCTCCTCCTGAAGATACAGTACCTCCGGAAAGTTGCAGTATGTCACCAGCAAAATAATTCGAACCAACTGAGTTTAGAACCGCGGTGTCAACGCTCATGCGCACTACACCAGAGAATCCTGTGCCTGATGTGGGAGATTCATCAATAGCAGTCAACGTACATTCTGACACTCCGTCATCGTAAGTCAGTGTTTTTTCGTAAGGTCCGATGATAGCTCTGGATTCTAAGACCAATTGTTCTGCACGTTTCAGGGCAGCTTCTAGAGTTCTATAAGCATAGGCCAAAGCACGGCCTTGCAGTGCTGGCGACACACCAGGGCGATCATCTTGACCACTAAGTGCCACATACAAATTCACACTAGATCCAAATGCTGAACTGTCAACATACTGTTTTGTGGCTGCAATCAATCCGCCAAAATTTACGTCGTCATCCGGTTCTGGACTCCTTGACAGTATCAGCGGCCCGCTCATACGTCCAAAGCTGGCATCTGTAAGACCGGTGCCGGGGTCTATGGCATTTGTTCCTGCTCTGGCGATTTTACTATCCGCATAATTTTTATTGACTAGTTCATGTTTATAGATAGGCGCCAAGGGACTTATTGTTGTGCCTGCGTCGATGATCCTGAATTGATTGCCACCAGAACGCAGTGATAAGTCGCCCCCTAGTTGTGGTGACGTGTCAGCCGCTATTTCGGCAAAATCGGCATTTATGGTGATTTGATTGGGATTGGTTGTGAAATCTATACTGACACCACTACCTGGCACTAGTTTTTTAAATTGCAGCCCTGACTCTGTGTTATTCACAGTGACTACTGGAGTATTGCCAGTAGTCGCATCATTCTGTCCTACATAGGTAGATGGTGCGTCTTCAAGCCCGGTGAATTTTAATCTTTCGCCAAGTCCTAGTGAGCTGTAGAGTTCCCTAAAGTTGTCATTAACTTTACGAAATGAATCTCTTATACTGTCTCCGGTGCCGTCATTGCCGACAACACCAATATCAATAGTCTTTCTTGCCATGTTTAGAATCCTAGATTGAGCAAATGCTCTAATATTTAGCCCAAAGTTTTATAAGCCGGATGTAAATACTAGATGTTTCTCACAATCAAAACTCAACTAAATCAATACTCTAGACTCAGTAAACACGGAGTCGAACATTTATACAAGAGAAAAAAGACTTTAGCGGTGTTGAGATGTGATGCCTGTGATAAACAGTTTGAAAGAGATCTCAAACACATGGACAAGAAACGACTCAGCAACAATTTCTTTCATTGTTGTGGGTCTTGTGATGCCAAAAGATTTGCTCAACGCACAGGAGTAGAGCAGAAGCAGATATGGAACATGCCTGCCAGTGTAGATTTACCTGTATCTAAATTCTAAATGATTCGCCACAGCCGCAGCGATCTCGCTCGTTGGGATTGACAAAATCAAAGCCTTCATTGAGTCCATTGCGGACCCAATCCATAGTTAGCCCGTCTAAATAGGCTAGACTTTTTGCATCAACTAGCACAACGAATCCTTCGTGTGCAAAATTAGTCACTCCTACTTCAGCTTCGTAACTGTCTACATATTCTAACACATATGCCAGACCACTACAACCTGTGGTTTTGACTCCAATACGGATACCCACGCCCTGACCGCGTTTTGCTAAATTCTGTTTAATTCGTTTACTTGCTGTGTCGGTTACGGTAATCATCAACGGCTGCCTTGATAGCATCTTCTGCTAGTATACTACAATGTATCTTAACTGGAGGTAGGGCTAGTTCTTCGGCGATTTCGGAGTTTTTAATTGATCCTGCTTGGTCGATGTGCATGCCTTTGACCCATTCTGTAACGAGACTCGAGCTTGCAATAGCCGATCCGCAGCCATACGTTTTAAATTTTGCATCTGTAATAATACCTGTATCATGGTCAACCTTTATTTGCAATTTCATTACGTCGCCGCAAGCAGGTGCGCCAACCATACCAGTACCAATATCAGTATCAGTCTTGTCAAAAGATCCGACATTCCTGGGATTTTCATAGTGATCAATTACCTTGTCCGAGTACGCCATTTATTATTCTCCAATTTATTATCTTCCATATGTTAGACAAATAGCTTTTTTTATCTGCCTGATAGTCCAGTGCCCATGCATGTTCCCACCAATCCACTAATAACACAATATCGTTCCTGATTTCGTGGTTAACAATGGTCTTGATCTTGCCATCACGAGCCAAGTATGCCCATCCGCTGCCCTGTATTTTCATGGCTGTTTTTTCAAATTCTTCTTTGAAACGGTCGAACGTATCAAAATGCTTTTCTATAAACATCAAAGCAGCATCATAGGGCCTGTTGGATCCTTCTGGTTTTTGTAGTTGACCAAAATAGATATTATGTAAAAATGCACCAGCTTCGTTGAAATCGTCATCGCCTTCATTCTTGTTATATCGGTCAACGTAGGCCTTGTACAGGGTTCCGTAATGATAATCTACGGTGGCTTTGGATTTCACAGGATCGAGATCGTTGCGATCGTATGGCAATGTCAACTGTATGAGTTTGTCTTTTTTGCCTTCAACTATGAATTTTTGAATGAAATTGTATGCCATACATGTATTTACCGTATAAATAACCTACAAGGAGATTTTAATATGCTAGGATTAATCAAGAAACTTTTTGGCAGTACACCGGCCGAACCTGTTGCAGTTCCCTACAAGGTAGAAACTCCACCAGTTGAAGCCGCACCGCCTTTAGTTGAACCAACAGCGGCAGAAGTTAGTGCTGAAAACAAAGCGGTGGCAGTGGCCAAAGCCAAACGAGCACCTGCGAAAAAAGCACCAATTAAGAAAGCAGCAGCGCCGAAGGCTCCACGCAAGCCAAAGACTCCGTAACCTTTTTGGCTTGCTCGTATAGAGCAAACGAAGACAGGTTCTTGGCCTTGCTTTCACACATGATGTCTGCCCACGACCTATGCGTCAGTGCCCAAGAATTAACTGCGGTATTCCAATAAAAGCCACTGTGTGCTCTCAGTTTGCCTTTTTTGTAACCCTGCTCTAGGAGGGACGGAAGATCGGGACGGATGTGTCCGGAATGGTCAATAAGACAGTCTTCCCGTGATACACTATAATGTATAACAGGCCGCACACCCCGCCAGCTATCAGTAATCCGCTTAACACGGTCGTCAGTTGCTTCAATGTATTCTCCAGTTTTAATCCAATGATGATGAATGTCCAGCACTAGGGCACAGTCCTTGACCAACTCAATACTGGAGTCAATGCCCCAGGTCATTTCGTCATTCTCGATGGTAAGACAGTTGCGAGCTTCAGGTGTCATTTTGCTGAGAGCATCACGAACACCTTGTGGACCCAGCTTGCCGGAGATATGCACATTGATCTTAAAGTCCTGGAATGTTTTACCAAAACCCATCCAACGAGCCATGTCCACATGATACTCGAACTCTTCTATACTGCGTTCTACGATTCCCGGGTTAATAGAAGCCAACACGCAAAACTGGCCAGGATGAAAGCTGAGCCTAACATTATTCTTGCGAGCCACATCACCCACTCGGGCAAATCCTTTTTCTGCAAAGGCTCTAACATCGGGCTGCCGCCAAAACCACTTCCAACTAGGCTCAGTGTATACAGGAAGTATATCACTTGAGAGTCGTACCATTCTAAGATTTTCATCTAGTGTTCCTACCCTGCTGACTAATTTGTAGCAGGCTTCTATGTTTCGTTCCATCAAGTCCCAAAGTCGCTGTTCTGCTTCTTGGGGATGTTCACGCAACCACCTAACTGTGGTAGCGCCTGTATTTAAGTCGCGGTCTTTGGCATTGATTTTCATGCCGTTGACTTCTTCAGGATCGTTAATCCATTTGCAGGCAAAGCCTATGCGTTTAATCATTTAGATAATCCTGTTTTAAATAACTCATTACTCGTTGTTGGTCGTCTCTGATATACATCATTGATAGATTCATCATTTGATAAGCGTGGTCAAGGTCGGCCGGTATAACCAAAGTACGACCTTCGTATAGGTCTTGCAACTTTGTTCGGCATTCGTTGTCAGAGTATGGAATGTTCATACTACAAGTATAACACCATCACTGCCAGTTGTCAACGACAAATTTGTCCTGAACGTCCTGCGGATTCGGTTCTCCGTGGAACACAGCTATACTACATTCTTGATGCGGTCTGATATCATTTCGAACAGTTTTGAACTGGCGCTTACCATTCGCAACAGTGAGTTCGTCTCTGCTGCGTATTTCCCATTTGTAACTCATGACCCATTCTTTGGGCCAGAATTTAATTTTATCTTTGCATAGTTTCCAAATCCAATCTTGATCTCCTTGAAGCCGCTGTGCATCTGAGGGTTTTTGTTTGAACTGCTCATAGATGTAGCTCTGTGTTCCGTGAGTCCAAGCTAACACAGAACTGTTGAGGTAGTTCCACGATGGATGGAATTTTCTATTGAAATCGTGAATACCTACAAAGCTGTTGGGATGATATCCAGTGAGCTTGTCCATGTTGGCATGAATGACCACATCAAGATCGAGATATAGTATTCTTCCTTTAAGAGGCAAGGTAGAATCAAACATGTGAACCTTGTGCCACCATCCTCTAGCATAGTTGGCATTTGGTTGATATATTTTGCGTACTCCGGGGATGTCGTGTTGATCGTCAGTGAGGCAGGCAAATTCATAGGGCACCGTGAGATGCCTTGACACCATGTTGCGCAACCTTTCTACATACTCTCTGCCATACTTGTTGCCGAATCTCACGCACAGCACAGTAATAGGATCGCTGGGATCTGAAGGCACTACTAGATCGGAATATTCTCCACGTGCTGCCATTTTGGCAGCTCTCTTTTCAGCCTTGGCTTGTCGGCTTTGTTCTTTTGACAATTCCATCTATGGCAACCAATTGTTCTAATATTTCTGAGAGATCATCTAACTTGATCATGTTAGGACCGTCGCTGGGTGCGTTATCTGGATCTTCGTGACATTCCATAAACAAAGTTGATACACACCCTGTGGCTATAGCAGCTCTCGCCAAGTACGGGACCATGGTCCTATCGCCTCCAGATCTTTCTCCCATTCCTCCAGGCTGTTGAACAGAATGTGTGGCATCAAAGACCACTGGATAGCCAGTGCTTGCCATAATAGGTAGACTGCGCATGTCAACCACAAGATTATTGTATCCATGAGTGTATCCTCTTTCGCATAACATGATGCGTTCATTACCAGTTGAAGCAATCTTTGCAGCAACGTTCTTCATATCGTGGGGAGCAAGAAACTGCCCTTTTTTCACATTGATAGCACAGCCTGTGACCCCTGCCGCTAACAATAGATCGGTTTGTCTGCAGAGAAATGCTGGAATTTGCAAGACATCTATGCCAGCTGTAGCACACAACTCTGCCTGATAGCTTTCGTGGATGTCAGTTAAAACTGGCACTCCCAACCGATGTTTAACGGTATTGAGAATCGTTAAACCTTGATCAATCCCAATACCTCGTCGAGTTGATATACTGGATCTGTTGGCCTTGTCAAAGCTGCTTTTATAGATAAACTTGATCCCTAAACGGTCACAGGTTTCTTTTATACGGTGTGCAGTTTCGAGTGTGTGATCTAGACTTTCAATTTGACAAGGGCCACCAATTAATACCAAGGGTTCGTTGTTTCCTAATTTTATATTATGAATGTTAAAGTTTTTCATGTCTCGCTACCAATTATTGCAATCTTCATTGTTTGTTATCCTGTTCAAAATAAAAATTAATATTAATAAACATCCTGTGAGAGTTTTTAGGAACACTTCCAGCATGATATTGTAGTCCATCAAATATAATACATTTATTTTTTTTAGGAGTTATTCGTTGACTGATAGTCTTTTTGCTATTATCGATTGTTCCAGTATGTTTCTCATTAAACAATATTGTATCACCGTCGCTATCACTTACATAGTATATCATGACCATATGAGGGTTAGCATAATCTGTATGAGGACCCTGATAAAAATCTCCAAAGGTTGGATTTTTATACAATAATACAGCCCTTGAACGTTCGACTTCTTTTACTGTCTTAGCAGTATGTTGTTCCATTGCACCTATTAATGAACGAATAATTCCAGCATGCGGACATACCAATTGTTTATTATGTACAAACATATGCATAAATCCGTCAGAGTCTTTAATTTTAGGATCATTAGCTACTGCCTCATCATTGACACAGTTGCCTGATACTGAATGTATATATACCCAATTAAAATCTGTAGATAACATAAAATTTTCAATATTATTAGCAGTTGCATTATCTAATAAATTGTCAATTTCTAAAATCATTGTAATCTATCTCTTAATAATATAATTCTTTCGACAGTATGTTTAGTGTTAAATGTACGCATATTATTATTTACCAATGCCTAATGGTATTGGCAATAATAAAGCAACAGGTTATGACATGGATTATAACCCAGAATGTTTTAAAGAACAAAGCCCAACGGGCTTCTTTCATTGTTAGTATTGGGACATCTGGACGATCCTCATCGGACTGTCCTATTAAATGCCCGGTTGCCCGGGCCCAAATCTTTTCTATAGTGTTCATTAAACCTCATAGATTGCACTATTGGCTCCATGTTCTGCGCACTCAACTCGTACGCAATAACAACGATTGCCAGTCTTGTCACGTATCAGTGCGTCAGCAAACATGAATGCATGCTCTGCAAACTTCTCTGCACCCACTCCATCAAAGATTCTAATCTCTGCTAGGTCCAGTGCTTCTAGTTCTTGGAATTTAGCCAGGTGTGGATCCGCTTTATCCAAAGCTAACTTGTGATCAAAGTGATCTTCCAGCCATGCTTTCAGCGGTTTAAGTCCACCAAAGTCTACTGCCCAGTTTTTGTTGTCTAGTGTGTCACAGCCAAATGTGAATGTAAACGCTAGACTGTAACCGTGTAGTAGATGACAGTGACTGTGATCTGCATTAGGTTGACGGAATACTGCTGACAGACCAATATTGTGTCCGTAATGTTTTGTTGAAAGAAATTTTGCCATCTCTAGTCTCCTTTTTGTAGGTAGCAAGTTTGATGACTGCAGAGTGTTTAGAGAGGGATGATGCCATAGAGTCCTCTTTGTGTGTGTATTGTAATAGTATACTACATCTCTATTTATAATGCAATGAATTCCACATTATTTTTCCGCCATTCCGGTGGCATCTTCCAATCCTGTCTATTATAGATAACAAATGTTGTATTGGGATAATGTATGAATACTGATTCGATCTGGTAGACCCAATAGCTGGGATCTACTGCCTGTGATCCTGATCTAGCATAGTTCACGGTGCCTTTGTAGATGTTGTTCACACTATGATCGATTGGATACAGATCAAATCCGATCATTGCAACTTCTTGGTGACCTAACACAGCTGCCAACAGCACAGCGTATCCGCCGCTGCCCCAATGTTCGGCTTGATCTCTTTTCAATTCACCTCGAGTGGGAACTTCGGGTAGAAGGTTGATGTTTTTGTTTTTTCTTATTTTTCTAAAGTAGTGATGCCAATGATCACGCACATAGATTTCTGTGTCTTTGGTACTAGGATTGTTTACAGCTTCTTCGGCCATTCTACGATCACAGCAGATCAAATGATTGACATTGAGATCTCTGTGTATGGCATTACAACCTATAAGAACATGATTAGTGTATGTGTTGACGTCAACATGGCGTCTACTTTCGCCATTGCCAACTACCAATGCTCGAGGCATTAATCGATTCTACCGAATCCGTTCCATATCCCAGGGTTACCTGACTGCACACATATCCATCCAACATGTTTGCCAGCCTGTGGGTTGTCATTCCAACATACATCACCTTTGGTATAAGAATTCATAAGCGGTGCTTGATCAGCACTAAAATGCAGTTTGTCGTTGAATTTCAGTGCGCCATTGACATGAAGAGCACTGCGTTGATCAGGAGTTTGGGTGTTTACACCAACCAACCCCATTATTGATACTTTGTGATATCCGGAGTTTGTATTACCTATTACGATATTTCCGTCGGGCAACATGCTGATTCTTGCAGTATTATTTGTACCAATATCAAGAGAGTGCCCGCTAAATGTTCCTATAAATGCTCTAGTAGTGTCCGGCGCCCCTATCACTATTTCAACATCGTTGTCAACTATGCTTACGGCTGAGTTCGGAGCATCAGTGCCCAGTCCTAGTCTATTTGTATTGGCATCAAATACAAGGAATTGACTTACAGATAACCCACCATCAATTATAAGTCCTTTAAGATGCCCGACCTCTCGCAAATTACTTTTTGTGATTGTAGGGCCTAACTCTTTTTCATCAATTAGTTTTACATTATTAATTGATAGTGTTTTACCTCGGGCTAGATCTATGTTTTCAGATACGAAAAATCTGTCAGGATTCGAATAGTAAACGAGCTGTTTAGTGTGTCCCTGACCGCTCCAAATAACACCTTTGCCTTCAATATCACTGCGAAATTCTAAGAACTTGCCTATATCTTGTGTAGTCCGTGCATAGGCTGAGATTATAAGTTTGAATGCTTCGTCTAGATCAGTAAGCGGGAGATTAACTTTTGTATTGTCCATACAAATATTTATCAAATCAACTTACTTTCAGCAGTATGGTCTCTTCATTTATTCTACCGTTCAGCTTGATATCCACAGCTTTGATATCGTCTAGGAACTTGCGTAACTGCACTTTGCCCGCAGCCTTGAACTCTTTGAGCTGTTCTTCAGGCTTGCGCAGGGTTTTCTGAACGCTTTTTATTGGATCAAACCCAATGACTGTGGTGCCTTTGACTCCGAGATCGTTGAATTCAGCAGCCACATACTTGCCCAATTTGCGTGACTTAACATTATAGATCCACAGTTCCTTGACGCCGATGATATCTTGTGGGTTGATAGATACCAATTTAAGTTTTTCGTCCTGCTTGAGGTACTTCATCTTGGCCACGACCTTGGTCTTGTCAGTGGGCTTCTTGGCACGAGGCTTTTTATTAACCTTGGCTTCTTGTGCTAACATATCACAGGCTGACAGGATTTCGCTGTAGAACAGCGTGATCTTCTTCAGGTCGGCCTTGCTCAAATGACTGTAGCCTTCTTTCAACTGTTCGTCTTTGGTAGTAGCTGCTTCTACCAATTCGTCGTAGGTTCGACTGTATAATGTTTTAATAACACGAGCGTGAGCAGCCTTGGCCTGACGACCCCGCAGTAGATTTAGAAGTTTAAATGCTTTTGGATCAAAAGATTCTGGATCTGTTTGAAAAACCTCAATGGCATCTTCAATTTCTTCAGTCATGCCTAGTGCAACTTCACGTAATCGTTCTTGAATGCTAGGAGTATACACTGCGGGCTTGATTTCTACCACGCCTTCTTCAGATTCAACTTCGTCGTGTTTGCCCTCGTCGATGATCTTGGCAATACTCTTGCTTAACCATTCTGCAGTATTACGACCTTCATTGAAGTCTGCTCTCACTGCAGGCATACCTCTAAGTAGATTGGCAGCGATAGCACCTACAGTAGCGCCGCAACGATTGTCTTTGGTATCTTTGAACGCTTTAATAATATCTTTTGGATAGCCCTGATCGCTCATCCAATTAATAACTTTAGGTTTGAGTTCTTTGCCGCTGGTTTCTAGACGATAATAATTCATTGACAGTCGGAAGTGTCGACTAAATTGATCAGCAGTGAAGGTTTCGTGATCGTCCCATTTCGGACTTAGGTCACGTCCTCGATTTTGGCGGATAGCAATACTTGCTTTTTTCAGTTTGGTTACCATTTAGTCACTCCTGTTGTTAAACAATACATATATTATAGCACCAAACTGTGAGTTTGTCAACCATGTCCAAATCTCTTGATTTCATGTAGGTCACCATTTTCATCTTCTTGATACACAATGGCTTCCATAGCGCCTAACCCAAGATTGGCTTCTGCTATTTCCAATGCTTCTTTCCTACTG